GAATGACTTCTTAAGGGAGAGTTCATTAAGAAGTGACTTAAAGTGTCCACTGTGTGCAGTCGCAGTAGGATATTCTTTGATGATAAGAGTTCCCTGAGTCTTCTGAGCAAGGTTCGTAACCTTCTTCTCAAAAGTCTGTTTAGGAAGTTCCGCTATCTCCTGAATATTTACATTAAGTAGGTTGGCGTCAATACGTTCTGCGATCTTCTCTTCTGCCATCTCACATGTGATATACAACACATTCTTGTTCTGAAGTAGGCAAGAAGATGCCATGTGACACATAAACAAAGACTTACCCACACCTGTACCAGCAAGAGCAATATTCAGAGTCTTATTAGGTAAACCACCTTTAGTAATCTTATTAAAGTATTCAAGATCGAATTCAATCTTATTCTCTTTCTTGTGATACAGTTCAAATCGTTCTTCATAATCATTCAGGTAATCGTGACCTACATGATTATCAAAACTAACACTCAACGCATCAGAAAGAATAGAAGGAATTGCATCAGGTGCCTTCTTGCTATCTTGTCCATCAGCAATCTGAATTGATTCCATCAGTGCAAGATAGATGGCACGTTCTTTACACCACTTCTCCGTAGTGTCACACAACCACCCAAACTCCTGTGGTTCCTCAGTCAGATTACTGACTAAGTGAATCAACTCTTTAAATGACGTTTCATTGATATCATTCCTCTTCTCAATCTCAATACTCAAGACTTCCTGTGTAGGAGTTTCATTGTATTGATTTACAAAGTCAACAATCTCTTCGAACACAATCTTCTGATTATGATCTTGAAAGTATTCTGCTTTGATAAAGGGAATTGTTTTTCTTAGAAACTCTTCATTGTGTAGAAGACTCTTGAGGACAAGAAATTCAACTCTCTCCATAACTAAATTCTTTCCGTGCAATTTGATCTAACTGTTCCATCACCTCAGGGGTAAAGTATGTCTCAGGGTCTTTCAAGATAGCCTTGGCATATACCTTCTTACCATCAATCTCATACCGACCTGCTACATTCTTCCACAGACCACCGATTTCTCCAAGTTCTAACAGACCATAATATTTGTCTAGTCCTCTTTCATCATAGTAAAGACGAACTGTGACATCTTTATTCTCTTTACTCAGACGCGACTTAGCAGTCTTTGCCTTGATAAGGTTTCCAACGACTTCTGTTCCATCCTTTTCCTTTTTCTTGCTGAGATAAATGATGGTAGATGCAGCATACTTAAGACCACTGCCACCACCCATTTCTTTTGTAGGAACGTAAGAACCAATAACATCGTAGGTATGATTAGTTACAATCATTGGAATGTTTGCTTGACCAAGTTTGAGAGTTAACATACGGAATGCACCTTTGACAAGTTGAGATTTGGTCATATCTCTGACTTGTTTATCATCAAGAGCATCCTTAATCTCTTTCTCTGTAGAAAGCATACCCAAGGAGTCTAACACGAACATACAGGGTTTACGTTCGTCTTCTGATTTCTTAAGGTATATATCGACTGCTCTTAGTGCTTTGGATCTAAACTCCTCAATTGTCACGACATTAACAACAACCAGACGACTTAGGTCAATACCACGACTCTCAAGAAGAGATTTATTAACTGCTGCTTCAGTGTCAAAGTACAAACAGTAACCGTCAGGATTACTATCCAGAAAATTCTTAACCACAGCGAGACTAAAGAAAGTCTTGCCAGTAGAAGACTCACCAGCAATGGCAGTAATCTTATTCCCAGATACACCACCAAATATACTACCTGAAACAAGTCCGTTAAAGATGTACGAACCCGTGTCCACATATGATTCTGAGTCGTCGATGTCTGCGGCAAGTTTTGTGTAGTCATCTCCGATCTCTTTTACAATATCTTTTAGGAAATCCATCAGCCAAAAAATAGTTCTAGGTTTACAGTCTTCTCAACATTCCATCCGATTGCATCAAGAATAGTCTTGAGTGGTTCAAGGAAAGCTTTGTTGAATTGTAGTTCGTAATCGATATATCTGTCAACACCAATCTCCCTTGGAAATTCTGAGATGAATGAAATTACATTCTCCCTGATTGGATTGGCTTTCTTGAGATAGATAAATTTTATCTTCTCACCGTTATTAATTTCAGAGTATTTACTTGTTAATCCATACTCTTTTATGTAGTGATTGTATAGAAGAGCACCACGAACATGAATAGGAGATCCCTTTGCATAGATTGTAGAGTGACTCTTGTGTTTCTTTACATCAGATACTGATCTAGGAAATGCAATATCTTCTGGTGACAACTTATTGAACTTTTGTCGTGAGTCATCAATGAACTTAATGACATCATCTTCGGTACCAGTCATCATCAATTTAAGAGCATCCTTAATCATCGTTCGACAAGGAGCAGGAGTCGATGACTTCACAGCCTCAATACCCATAATCTTCAGTTTTGGTTCTGAGTAACGAACTCCCTCACTATCCCACACATTGAGAATGTATCGTTTCTTTGCAGTCCAGATTCCACGGTCAGCAATATTCTCCCGTTTCATCTGCATCTTCTGGTCATATGCATTCACATATTCCGCGAGTTCCTGATAACTCTTCTCAATGAACGGTTCCAGCTTCTCTTCGCACACCTTATTAAGTAAGGTGACAACTGTTGCTTTGTCGCCAGACTTAGAACTAAGAAATTTATTAACAACAGGTCCAAAATTAATATAGATTGAGTCAGTGTCAGATGCAATGACATAATCAGTATCTGTAGTTTGTAATAGGTTATTTAGATAACCGTTCACTTTATTTTCAATCCAACGAATTGATGTTTGTCCAGAAAGAGTAATTGCTTCTGCGTTAGCAAGTTTGAAGAAACGGAAGTATTGGTTTCCAATTGCACCATAGCAAGAGTTCAGTGCAATCTTACGAGCCATTTGGAAGTTATTGTACTTGGCAATATCTTTCTCAAGTTGTTTTGTTGGTGTCTTCTCATACTCCTGTTTTGCTTGGAGCATTTTCTTTTTGAAGATCTTACGTTCTGCGTACATCTTCTCCATCAACTCTGGCATGAACCCTTTGATATCCTTACGGAACATAGCACCATTTGCACAGACCGCATAGTCCTTGTACATCTCGAAAGTGATCTCCTTATTCAAGATCCTATCAATGGTTGCAGAAGGGTGTTTCTCCTCCACCAGGGTCTCAGGAGAGATGTTGTACTGCATCATCAGGTGGGGATACAGGGAGTTCAAGTCAAACGACACCACCCAGTCATAGACACCAGGGACAGGTTGTTTCACATATGCACCTTCATACCTCTCAGACTTCTCTGAACGGTCACGAGGAGGAATCACAATGTTTCTCTTCTTGAGATAGTTGTAGATGATCGTATCCCACATACGAACCTGATACATCACATCAACAAAGTTCACCTTGGCATCATATGCCATAGTCAATGCCAACTCAATCAGTTTCATCTTGTCTTCCAAACGGTCAACAAGTTCCACGTCAATGATGTTATAGTCTACAAACTTCTTCCAGTTACCATTGTAGAAATCTTTGAATGTATCAAACTCTGAGTGATCGAGTTTTTTCTGACCAAGTTCAACCTGAGCAATGTAATCCAGTCGATAACTCTCCTGGTTTGTATAAGTAAACTTCTTATACAGTTCCAGATAATCAAGTGTAGTGACACCAGCAATATCGAAAGTATTAAACTCACGACCATTGATGAATATATTCTCATGGCTAATAATACCCCAAGGAGAAAGAAGTTTCATCTTCTTGGTTCCCATGATTCGATCAATACGACCACAAAGATATGGAATATCATACAGACGACAGTTCCAACCAGTCACAACCTCTGGAGGATTCTGACTCCAATGGTAGAGGAATGAGTTGATCATTGCGATCTCATCCTCAAAATAGTGATAAGTTACGTTATCTTGTGTAGGAATATAAGGTTTTCTACCCCAGGTATTAATCTTTTTAGTTGAATAATCCTGAATAGAGATAGTCAATAACTCCTCAGAACAAGAATCTGGGTCAGGAAATCCCTGTTCAGATTTAACCTCAATATCGATCGTTACAAGATTAATTTTCTTGATATCAAACTTGATCTCATCTTCAGGATATTTGTCAGAGATATACTGAAAGACATAACGGTCATTACCGTAAATCTTGAATCCGTCTACATCTTCATATTTTTTATAAAAATCTCTACAATCTCTTACAGTACCTGGCTGAATGGGTTCTACATTTTCACCCTCTAGTGTTTTATAATTCGTTTCCCTATTTGATTTAACAAATAAAGTGGGAGAATATTCTTCTTTGAAGATAACGCTTCTCCCATTTTCATATCCACGAACCAGAAAGTTGTTACCAACAACCTGGACATTCGTATAAAATCTCATTACTTAACCAGGTCTTCGTACTTCTCAGTCAGTTTACTATTAGGATCCACAAGGGTCAAGATCTTATCCGAATGAATCATAAATGTATTTTGTTTTGTAATGTCAACCAACCAAGGTGTCAATGTTCCATCATCATGTAAAATAAATGGTTCGATTAACTTGCAATCTGGTTGACCAAGATCAGACGTTACTTCTTCAATCTGAGCTAGTAGAACTTGACTATTCGTTAATAGCAGTACCTTCAGATTCTCTAGTTTCATATTTTTTTACTCCATCAGTATACATTTTTACAACTTGTTCAATAGGTTCAGTGATAGTCACAACCCAGTCTGACACCACAGGAATAATCTTATCTTTACTTAGTGGCATCCATGGAAGAAGTTGAATTTTAGAAGGAACTCTTGATGAACCCTCCGTTTCACCCAAATCACTGACAAGATTTACACGACAAGGATATTTAAGGTAGTAACCAACTACTTTTTCTTCGACTACCATTTCCTGAACGTCTGCGACAACATCCTCTCCAGATTTCAGGAGTAAAAGTTTTACACTCATTTTTTTACAGTTTTTCTTGAAATAATTATACCAATAAAAAAGGGAGGTGTCAAACTGGATTGTGCCAGTTACCTCCCCGTCAGCGGCGACGATACTTTATTTAGAGATAATCCTTACGCTGATGATGTTCTGGAACAACCTTTGTGAGGGTTATTGTAAGAAGTCCGTCCTCAAATACGACGTTGGAGACCTCAGTGTCGTCAGCGAGGGTCCAGGCTCTTTCAAAGTTTCTTTGAGCCAATCCCTTGTGGATAAACGATCCCTCTTCATCAGATGTTTCCTTTTCCCCCCTGACAAAAAGTTTTCCATACTCGGTGTAAGCATGAACCTGTTCCCTCTTAAATCCTGCTAGTGCGATTTCTAGTCTTGTTTCAGTACTATTTACCTGAATAACATTATAAGGTGGATAATTATGTACAGATGTGTTGAAAACTCTGTCGAAGTATTCATCCATTCCAATCGAATTCTTTGCAATCCGATCCATTAGCTGATCCAAATTGGTAGCATTATACTTTGCTAGTGTCATGAGACTTCTCCTTTTTAAAGCGAGATTGTGTTGTGTGGACCCTTACGGCGTCCAATACTATTTAATCATAAAACGAAAAAAAGAGATACAGTAAAAACCGTATCTCTTTATAGGGTGTTCCGATTGTAGAGTGTGCCGCACGAAAGACACGTATTATTTATTCTCCCTCTTCGGTCTTTCCTCTCTTACCAATGTTGTATTTTTGTTCCAGAGTCCAGTCTTGTTTATCTTTATAAGACAGAACTTTGATTTGGTTCAGAGGTGCGATATCAATAATTGAATCCTCATTCATTATCGTAATGAGTCCCCAATCTGAAAGAAGCTTAGTAATACGATTCCTACGCTGAACATCATTGATGGTAAGGTTAGCGTATTTGCCATCTAGGGCAAACAGTTCCTTAAAATGTACAATGTAGTACTTGCCTTGTTTATGAAGAATATGACAAGACTGATATAACTTCTTTTCTTTTCTAGAAGCTACACCAATACGGGTCAGAGTTTCTCTTACCTTAAGAAAATCATCAGGTTCATTGAGTCGGATCTCAACCATTTTATCTTGAGACCAACTTACCTGAGGTTCAACAGTTTGTGTCATTTAGTACCACCAGTGTCAAGTCGTTGTTTGATGAATTCAATTTGTTCATTAGATAGTATTTTCAGAACTTGAGATGCCTTCTCATTACTATATCTA